CTGCCTAAAAAGGCTAGGGAGTCTCTAAGCTCTGCTGAATACGCTCAGACAAGCGCAAAGAAACGTAAGGATACTAAAGCTGGTAAGCAACACAGCAAGCAGCCTAAAAAGATTGCAGCTAAAACTAGAAAGCATAGAAAGGTATGATGCGCTTTATTGGTGTGACATTTTTATTGTTTGTATTATCTTGGTTGACTAAGAAGGAAGAGGAGATTTTAAATGACAAAAGGTAAGGACCCTAGATTAGAACGAGCAGGAGTTAGTGGTTATAATAAACCTAAAAGAACCCCTAAGCATCCTAAAAAATCTCATGTTGTTGTAGCCAAAGAAGGCGATAAAGTTAAAACTATTCGCTTCGGGGAGCAGGGAGCTAGCACAGCAGGTAAACCTAAAGCCGGGGAGTCTGATCGCATGAAAGCAAAGCGTAAATCATTTAAAGCCAGACATGCTAAAAACATTAAAAAAGGAAAGATGTCTGCTGCTTACTGGGCCGACAAAGCTAAGTGGTAATTACTTAACCGACTTAATATCTAACCGTTCTGATTGTATAACTTTATCAGAGACAGACAGTACAAAGTTTGAGTGAGCATCTAGAAGCCGTGTAAGGACTTCAATGTTTTCCTCCATTAGTTCTACGCTGGCTAGTGATGAAATAATTTCTGAGTTAATTCTTAGGACAGTTGCTAGCCTTGTTTCGGGTGTGAAAAATATATCGTCCATTATAAAGCCCCTATTTGATTTTCTAAGTGAGCATGTAAACCATCTAGTTTACTGTGTCCTTCCCTTAATATGGTACGTATATAAGAGCGAGTGTACTCATCTTTAAATACAGTATTAATTTTATTTTCAGGTAGGCCACTCAACTCTGTAACTACTTTACCTTTCTTGTCTATAAAAATTCTAAAAGAAAGTAAGTTGCCTTCAATCATATCTCACATACTCCTGCAACACAGGCTAGAGTTTGTGTACCTTCAGTGTTATCATCTGATTCTTCAATGTCCCACTCCATATCTTTAGGCATATCTTTTAAAAGCTTTTGATACGTATCCTTATCTATCTTCTGGTACGGAGCTTGTTTATATACGTGCTCTGCTTCAGGAAGAAAGCTAATGCCACTGACGCTATCAAAGTTTTCCCAGATCCACTGACAAACAGAGTAGAAGTTATCATCATTATAGTAACAAGTCATTGAGGGTTTATGCTCACACCAGCTATCTTGATAGATCTTCCACAGCTTTAACTGCTCCATAGCCCCCATGCTTTCTACAGTTACCGCTTTGTTAGGAGCCTTTTGAGGAAAACTAAATACCCAGTTAGAGTTATTCATTACGTCTTCTTCGTGCGGAAAGCCTTTGTCAATCATTGCTGTAGCTAATGGATCTTTCTTATCAGCTCTTACAGTCCTAATATAATACTCACTAAAGCGTGGGTGAATACCACTAGCACTATCAGTTAACTGTGAAACAGTACCACTAGGCTTAACGCAAGTGATAGCAGCAGAAGGATTAACCCCTAGTTTATTTGCCCATTCTTTGTTAGTAAGTATCGCAACGTCTCTAAGGTTTTCTAAGAGCCGCCCTAAATTTTCATCACCAGTTGAGCCGTTAGTTAGTTTGCAATCCATAATGCCTGTCATAGACACACCCAACAATGCTTCTTCTTCTGTATTCTTTTTCCAGATGTTACGTAGGTAACGGAAGTCAGTCATAGTAGACTGAAGAGTTCCTAAAATTGTAGCAACCCGTACCTTTTCTATAAGGGTATCCTCAGTGTCATCTGCTCTAACAATAACCTCTGATAGATTACAGAACTGGTAGGGCCTGAGAATAATTTCACTGCAAGGATTAGTACCAAACTTATGTGTAGCGTCCCGCCGTTCGTTACGCGCAGCTACTTTCTGAGCTGCAATGCGGCTAAAGATACCACGCTCACCAGACTTAGAATCATACAAACGCTTCATCTCAGAAGAGTAGGTATCAAAGTCAGGCTTCTCAGAATAAACAGCACTGTTGTTAGCCAAGGCTCGCTGCCCGTTGCTTAAATACCACTCACCATTCTTAGCATTAGCCATGCGGTTATCGGTTACATTACTTAATGAGATCAAAGCAGAGCGCCGTACACCGCCTACAACAACGATGTCAGCTATCTTGCATACCAAGTCGTGACACTCTAGTGACGTTAACTTACGGCCTGTAGCAGCTTTAAACAGATCAACAGTAAAGTTAAATAGATCTGCTAAAGGCTGTGGTCCACTGGCTCTACCGCCAAAGGTCTTCAGTCTAGCTCCAGCAGGACGTACCCTAGTTAAGTCACACTTAGGAATCTTACCGGCGTACAGCAGGCTTATAAGCTCTCTGAAAGCACTGGCCCATCCTACTTTACTGTCAGATACAACAACCGTAGAGTCGGTCTCATGGAAGCTGTCGGCCACCTCTGGTAGTTTGCTTACGTAGTCCCGCTCTACACTAAAGCCTACGCCTGTGCCGCACAACAAGATATACATAAGCTCGTCAAAAGAACGGGGGCTATCGATAGGGAGGTAAGAGCAGTTAAAGCCTGCAACATTGTCACGATGTAAAGCTGGGCCTGCTGTCATCATGCAACGCATAGACGGCATTACCTTTTGATCAGCAATAGCATTGAAAAGTTCTTCGGCTTCTGACGCACCTAGTTGATTACGTTCTACAAAGAAAGAAAGATAACGGTTGACTGTCTCAGCCCACGTTTCTCTACGTCCTTCCTCATCTAAGTAACGTGCGTACCTACTCTTGTGAATGTACTGTTGATATTGATCCATTTTTTAAATCCTCTATGTCCTCAAAATTTTTTATTTCTTCAAGCCTAATACTCTTAAAGTTCTTATGATCTTTAGTAACCTTGCCTTTGCGTTTCTTGTTGTACTTATCCCTACGCTCAGCCTTCCTGTCTACATAATTCTTATCCATTACTCTCCAGAATCCTTAGTAGTCTTTTCTCGTACCACTCTGCTTTCTTCAGATCTTCTGTTCCGTTTTTGTACGGGAATCTCCAGCGATACTTCATGCTGTTTCCGCGCAAGTAACCTATAAACTCGTCTCTTGTTAACATGGCTTCTATTCCGTCGATGCACTCAATGTCTCCGCTGTTATAGTGGGCTGGCTTGGATACATTATCCCACTCTTCGGGTGTCGCGTCATTAAGTTTTTTCTTTGTGTTTTGTTTCATTCTTCACTTCTCCATTCATCAGGCAACGTGTCAACAGTAAACCATCTAAACCCATTGTCAGATGCCCACTCTCCGTGGCTACGTTTTGTTCCATCTTTTCTTCTCTTAGCTTGTGGCATAGGAGAAGAAGCATTAGCAAACAAGAATACCAGTTCAGTTGTACTAGGTAAAGCTTTTTGAATCCAGATATACTTAGTGAACTCAGCGTAGTCCCAGAACCTACCCTTGGCTTCAATAATAATTTTCTTTCTACCAATCCTTTTTGTAAAGTCAGGATGATAGTTATGCTCTATTACATAAGGAATTTTTTTATCGTGGTGTACCCAATCTTTCAGTAACGTATCGTGTAAAGTCTTCTCCCACTTAGAGTCGTAGCCTCCGGGCTTGTCTTTTTCTATAGGTCTTTTTGCTCTAGGTTTTCTTTTCAATGTATAACCCCTTGTCTTTTTATAACTTCCAGCTCTAACAATACTAACAGCTGCTGTATAACTTCTATTGGAACTTCAGCAATACTACCATTGCTTCCTAAGAAAAACCTAGCAAGCTCAACAATTGTAATCTCTGGTTCTGTGTCTATGTCTGGAAGCGCTTTAATCAAGATCGTTGAGTCCTTCTAACTACTTCTTCAATGTCTTTATTAGTAATCGAATCTAGCGGCATTGTTCTTAGTAGCCTTTTGATAATAGCCTTAGCACCCCTGTATGAATAGGGAATTGAAAAGGCTGTACCGTTTTTAAAAGTAAGTGGATTGTCTTTAGGTATATATTTAGCATTTACTTTACCAGCTTCTTCGTCTGACAACAAGCTTTTAAGCCACTCTACTGAAATCTCTAAAGCTTTCTTGTTTACTTTTTTTGATAGTCTTCTGTTCATCGTAAAGGAATCTCCAGCACATTAGGTTGTGATATTACTCTTGTAAAATATTTAACTCCGTTAGAATATTTAAAAGCTCTAAGACCTTTACCATTGTTTGAATCGCTCCAGCACTTAGCTTTGTGAGGACAGTAGACGCAGCCAGAAGCAAGACGTAGGTTGCCTTTCTTACCTTCAGCAACAGGAGGATAACAAATAGAAGGTGGTTCATCTAGCTCTAGGCTA